GTGGTGAGACCGAACATCAGTGGACCTCGCTGTCGTACTCGGTGTCCTCGGCGCCGAGCACGGCCCAGAAAATGAGCAGCGCGGCGGCCAGGAGGATGAGGAGCTGGATCATTCGTCGGCCTCCTCGTCGTACTCGGAGGCGACCTCCAGCGGCGTGACGTAGTAGCCCGAGCACTCGACGTCCTCGCCGATGCACAGCTCCTCGGGGGCGTCGTCGCCACCGTGGTCCGGCGCCCAGCCGAGGAACACCTCGTCGCCGACGTCGCGGCGCAGCAGCGTCTCGCAGTGCTTCCGGGCTTCATCGCGGGTGGTGTAGTGGCCGATCACGATCGAGTCGTGCGACGCCCGGAACACCGCGCCCTGCGCGGCCTCCAGCTCGGCGATGCGGTCGCGGTCCAGGCGCAGCTGCTCGGCCGCCTGCGACAGGGCCTCGTTCGTCGTGTGCCGCTCGGCCTGCAACTCGGCGACCTGCGCCCGCGCCTCCCGGCGCCCACGCTTCGCGGACTCCAGCGCCACCCGCAGCCGCTCGTACGCCAGCTCCTCAGCGGCCAGCAGCTCGCGCAACTGCTCGTGTTCCGTGGCGTGCTCGGGCGAGTTCAGCAGCTGCGCCGACTCCAGCGCCATCGCCCACCCCGCCGGCGTCCGCTTGCCCTGCTCCATCGCAGCGGCGATCACCCGAGCTGCGGCGTTCACGGCCCGCGCCATCATGCGGCCACCGCCTCAGCGGCCTGAAGGTCGGCCCACTCCTCCGCCGAGTAGGACGTGGACGTCACCACGAACACCGTCACCCGGTCGATCACGGTCCGCCCGATCGACCTACGCGTGTGCCAGCCCGGGACGCGGCTCTCCTCGTCCTTAACCTCCAACTCCGCACCCAGCGCCGCCGCCCACTGCCGAGCGTCGTCCAGGGTGTACGGCTGGAGATCGATCGTGGCCCGCTCCGCCTCGGCGTACGGCCGCACGGCCAGCAGCTCGGGCAGGTCGGTGTGCTCGTCCAGGAGCCGCATCGCCACCTGGCTGACGCGGAACGCGTTCGCCTCCATGGACTGGAGGGCCAGGACAGCGCGGGCGCCGCTGTCGGTAATCTGTGTGCCCATCGGGGCCTCTCTTTCGGATCTTGTAGGGGCGCCGGTCGGGGGCTGCTCGGGCCGGGAAGTCGGAGCGGCCCTTCGGCGCATGTGGGGGTCAGGCGGCCGGCTGGTCGTTCTGCTCGGCCATCCACTGACGGACGGCGTCGAGGTCGAAGCGGCGGCCCCGGAACGCGGTCGGTTCGACCGGGCATCCGTTCTTGACCCACTCGTTGACCGTCCAGTTCGAGACGCCGTACCGGGCCATGAGCTGCGCCGTGGTCAGGAGCGGGGCGATTCCGGTGGGGGCGAGCGTCTCGGAGCGCTCAGCGAGGGTCTGAGTCGCCATGTGGGTTCACCTTTCCACTGTGTCAGTAGAAACTGAGGGCATGTCGAAGTGCTGCTGCAAGGGCTCGTCCAACGCCGTGGCGATCAGCCACGCCGTGCGGAGCCGGCACTTCTCGGCCGCGGTCTTGCCCCGACCCGTCACCTTGATGACGGTGGCGACACTCACTCCCTGCCCGCGGGCGTCGACCGCCCGGGTTCGGGCGGCGAGTTCGGCCTGCGTCACTCCTCGGCGCTTCATTGCGTCTCGAAGTGGCTGGCCTTCGCCCTTGCGGATCAGGTCGGTCATGTGTGCCTCGTGCCTGTCGGGGACCGCGTGACGGGTTGGCCCGTCGCTGACACTTTTCTACTGTGTCAGTGTCAATGAGGTCAAGTGAGCGTGCGTGAGTTTCGGTGAGTGTGGCAGTAATCGAAACTGTGTTCTATGGTGGGCGCATATGACAGAGGCGACAGCACGTGGCGGGGAGGTCACGCGCTGCGCACATAACGCGCCATGCTTCTACTTTGGCTTGCAAAAGTAGAAGATCAACACGCATGCTTGCCTGGTGGCAGATCAGGAGCGCACCGAAGATCTGGCGCAGCTTCTCGACCGCCTGAAGTCGGAGTACGACGTCAGCGAGTCGGAGATCGCGCGCCGCATCGGCGTCGCCCCCTCAACCGTCAACTCCTGGACGAACCGAACCAGAGGCGGAAAACGGGGCGCACGCCCCGAAAAGCTGCGCGCCCTCGCCCAGGCCTTCCCCAAGTTCACCGAGCGCGAGATCTTCGCCGCCGCCGGCCGCGAAACCCCCGGCCCCCTCAGCCCCGACGCCGAGGCCCGCATCCTCGAGCTGTGGCGCGGCCTGACCGCAGAGCAGCAGCGCGCCAAGGAAGTTGAGATGCGCGCACTGAACGAGATGAACCGAACGGGGCAGTAGCACAACCCTGTGGGCACCCTGTGAGTCTCCGTTCAAATGGAGCTGCTCACTCCCCGTGATTTTTCCTCCACAACTTGTTCACCACTGGTCGAAAATTCCACCATCCGGATGTACGGTCAGACGTGCTGCTGACGTCCTCCCCCGTCGGCGATAGGCCCGACTTACCTGCGCATCTGGGGGTTGCATGTGCGTCCGCATCCGCTTTGCTCCACCCGACACCGCTCCGGCCTTCGATGCCGAAGAGCGTGAGATCACCATTCCGTGCGACCTCGCGCACGCACACATCGTGACGCTCGTACGCGCCATCTTGGGCGAACTCCTCGTCCCGCAACCGGACTTGGGGGCAGTCTGCTGGTGCGGGGATCCCGTCGACCTGACGCCCCGCGTACCCAACCAGCGGAGGAGTGAGCAGGTGGTGAAGCATGGGGCGTAGAGCCTCGAACAACCCGCGACAGCTACGCGCGAAGAGCTGCGGCTGCCCGAAGTGCATGGAGGCGTACCCGCCCGAGAAGTACGGCGAGCGCAACCGGCGTCGGGACTGCACCGGGTCCTGGCAGGCCCGCTACCGCGACCCGGACGGTCGGCAGAAGCAGAAGTGCTTCGCGATCAGCGACGGCGGCAAGAAGGCGGCCGAGGCCTTCCTCGATGAGGTCCGCACCCGCGTGCGCAAGCGGACGTACGCCGACCCCAAGCGTGGCGAGATCACCCTCGCCCAGTGGTGGGAGCTGTGGTGGCCGGCGCAGCCGAAGCGCGCCGTCACGACGACGAACCGGAAGCTGTCCAACTGGCGCGCCCACATCGAACCCCGGTGGGGCCGGTGGCGGCTGTGCGACCTCGAGTTCATCGAGCTGCAGGCATGGATCACCCGGGACGTGAAGGGACACCACACCCGGAAGAAGGTGCTGGAGCTGCTGTCGGCGATGCTGCGCGACGCGGTCCGGGACGGGAAACGGATCCCCTTCAACCCGGCCGCCGAGGTCCAGCTCGACGCGCCGCCGAAGAAGGACGCCGAGGAGACCCGGCCGCCCACGCGCGAACAGGTCGCGCTCATCCGCCAGCACGTGGCGGTGTGGTACCGGCCGCTCGTCGTCTTCCTCGAGGAGACAGGCATGCGGTGGGGCGAGGCGACCGGGCTCAGGTGGGCGCACGTCGACCTCGAAGCTAAGCACCTCAGAGTGAAGGAAGTGCTCAGCGAGGACCGCGGCACCCTGTTCCGGAAGGCAGCGCCCAAGTCGGTGGCCGGGTTCCGCACGGTGCCGCTCACTCCGGCGGCCGTCGAGGCGGTGGAGACGATGGCCGCCCGGTTCCGTCCGGTCGACACGGTCTCCGCTATCGGCGACGGTCGCAACCTGCACCCGGAAGAGCTGGTGTTCCGGGGCCCCCTCGGCGGCGCCCTCACCCGGCACAACTTCCGGCGCACGTGGATCCCTGCGATCCAGGCTGCTGGCCTGGCCCGGAAGGTACGGAACGAGGAGACGAAGCGAGACGAGTGGTGGCCGCGGGTGCACGACCTGCGGCACGTGTTCGCTACCCGGCTCAAGGATCTCGGCGTCCCGGAGAAGGACGTGCAGACCGTGATGGGGCACGACCGCGGCAGCAAGGTGACGTGGCTGTACCAGCACAGCGCCGAGGACGTCGCCGCTCAGGTGCTCGCGGTCATGGCTCCCGAGGCGCCGGCTGTTCGACAGCTGCGGGCGGTGTGAGGCCGAATGCCACGCGGATGCCACATGGATGCCACAACACCCCCTCACTGATCCTCACTGACGCTCACTGAAACCTGAAC